TACAGCGCAGCTTCTCTTTCCCAAGAGACCGGAGCCTTAGTGAACCTAGTGCCAAGCGCAAACCCTCAAGATGTCTACCAGACTTTGGCAGATGAAGTTGTCGAGGTATTGGAGGCCATATCTAAAGGTAAGCCCAAAGGCCATGGAGACAAGAAATTGGCTGATCTGTGGCTGACCTACGGTGTCGGACGTAGTGAGCTTAAGACTCCATGCATGACCTACTGCTACTCTAGCCGTCCCTATGGCATGGCAGAGCAGATCAAAAAGCAGATAATGGAAGACCTGACAGAGAAAATCTTGCACTCTGATGAACCCCTCACGCACCACTTCGGTGACCTCAAAGAGCAGAATGCTGCCTCTAAATTCTTAGCTGACATATCATTCACTAGCGTACAGAAAGTACTGAGCGCGGCTAAGGAGGGCATGGAGTTCTTTCAAGAGTGTGCAGGCGCGTTAGCCAAAGAGAATAAGCCTATAAGTTGGCGTACACCAATTGGCTTTCCTGTGACCCAAAAGAAAACCAGATGGAAATCGGAGAAGGTCAAAGTCTACCTTTATGACCGCACAGCAAAGGTCAAAAAGAGGGCGCAGATTAGCCTTAACAGTCCTGATGTTGACACCATTTGTCTTAGGCAATCCAAGAGTGGTATTTCCCCCAACATCATTCACTCGATGGATTCTTCGCACCTCCTAAGCACTGTCCTGGCTTTAAAGGATAATGGCATTAACGACTTCATGATGATCCACGACTCCTTTGCTGTACCGTGCGAAAGCAGTTGGGACTTGTTTTCTATTGTCCGTGAGACATTCAAAGAGCAATACTCAGACTTCTGTCTTTACACGATGATCTATGACGCTACTTTAGAGCAGCTTTCTGACACTAGCCCTATCGATAACTTACAGATTCCTACTAAGGGGCATCTCGACCTTAACGGGATTGCAGAGTCAGACTTCTGCTTTGCCTAACGGCTAAACCCAACCACAATTAACCCTCCCCAGAAGCCCACTTTTTAGTGGGTTTTTCTTTGTGTCCACCTAAATGATACACGCAGTGAAAATCTGTCGAAAACCCCAGTAAGGAAAACCAAGAATGCACCCAAGAGCGCGTTTAATTTCGTTCGTCCAAATTATCTCTAGCAGAGGTGACCGACTTCCTCTGCCGATGATTGATGAAGCTCAAAGACTAGGTATTTGTCTTGAAACACTCATCACTACCCGTAAGAAAAGTGAAAAAACCAAACCTATCAATCATTCTAAAATTAAGGAGAGTCCACATGGCTCGTAGAATAAAATTTATTACTCCAGTTGGCACCGCAGTTTACCCACACCTCAATAAGCCTGATACACAGTTCAATCCAGATGGTGTCTACAAGACATCGTTAGCGATGGAGAACTGTGACGAGCTAATCGATTCGTGCGAGAAGCTAGGCCGCGAAGAGTTCGGCGAGAACGCAAAGTTCAAGATGCCTTTTGCAAAAGACGAAGAAACCGGACAAATGGTAATGAAGTGCAAGTCCAAGTATGCACCTTTGATCTTTGACTCTGATGGTCAAATCATGGTCGGCGAGCAGATTCCTACGCTATGGGGTGGCTCTATCCTAAAGCTTGGTGGCTCTATTTCGGCCTACTCAGTAAGCGGCAGCAAAGGCATCAGTCTTCAATTAGCCAAAGTTCAAGTAATTACCCCAATCGGTGGAAACAACGATGAAGACGCTGGGTTTGACTCTGTGGACGGAGGCTTTATCGCAAAGGAAATACTGAAAGAGGAATTTGAAGATGCGGTCGAAGATGCAGCAGAAGAAGAAATGGTATCGGAATCCGCAGGGCGATTCTAAGGCCGCTATCGGTCGTAAACATGGATTTAGGTCAGGCTTAGAAGACAAAATCTCAAAGCAGATAACTGAAGCAGGATTAGAGTTGCTGTACGAGACCGATAAGATTACCTATGAAGTGCCGATGCGAATGTCACGCTATACCCCAGATTTTAAGCTACCAAAAGAAGGTGGCTTTTTTTATGTCGAAACAAAAGGCATCTGGGATTTAGAGGATCGCAAAAAGCACCAGTTCATCCGTGAGCAACATCCCGACATTGACATTAGGTTTGTATTTTCTAATGCCAACAACAAACTCTATAAGGGGTCGAAAACAACCTACGGAAGCTACTGCGACAAGCAAGGCTTCATATGGGCGCATAAGACGATCCCTGATGAGTGGCTGACCGAATAGTCAGTCGAAGGAGAGCGAAGGGGGTGGCCGAGAGGTTGCCCCCTTTTTTATATTTAAGTTAAAAACAAGGCATAACAAGATGCAAAATCAAGAAGACGATTCCCAAAAGATACAGCACATTGCATGCGAGAAATGCGGCAGTGTTGATAACGCAGCAGTGTACACCGATGGACACACTTTCTGCTTTGGCTGCCAAGCATTTGAAGCTGGCGTTGAGGGCAGTGCAGAAATTAATCAACCTCATCATAAGCGTCCAACTGATTTAATTAGCGGCTACTACACAACGCTGGAAGTCCGAGGAATATCAGAAGAGACCTGTCGTAAATTCGATTACCAAGTCACCGACAATCACAAAGGTAGGCCGCATCAAATAGCGAACTACCGTAATACTGAAGGCTTAGTGATTGCCCAGAAGGTGAGAGATGCCAGTAAAAACTTCTCGATCCTAGGGGAAGCCAAAAACATGACACTGTTTGGGCAGCACCTATGGAACTCTGGCAAAAAGCTGGTCATCACCGAAGGTGAGATAGATGCAATGTCAGTGAGCCAAGTACAAGGCAACAAATGGCCTGTGGTTAGCCTTGGCCAAGGTGCATCCAGTGGCAAAAAAGCATTGATAGCGCAGTGGGATTTCCTTATGCAGTTTGAGGAGATCATATTGATGTTTGACCAAGATGATGCTGGTCAGAGAGCGGCCCTAGAGTGCGCTGAGTCGCTCCCTGTAGGCAAAGTAAAGCTCGCGATACTTCCGTACAAGGATGCCAACGAATGCCTTCAGAAAGGAGAAGGCAAGGCAATTATCGATGCCATTTGGAGAGCCAAAGATTGGCGGCCTGATGGGATTGTGAGCAGTGATGACTTTCGGGACATCATCGGCAAGTCAGATGCTGCAAGCACTGTTAGTTACCCTTACTCAAAGCTTAATGAGATGACGTTGGGCATACGCACTGGGCTGGTAACGATTTGTGCGGGAAGCGGTGTAGGCAAGTCTACTTTCATCAGAGAGATCGCTTATCACCTACATACGAACGGGCAAAGTGTCGGCCTGTTGATGCTCGAAGAAACTAATAAGAGGACGCTACAGGGACTTGTAGGGCTTCACATGAAGAAGAACATTATTATTACGGACGGTATTGGTGAGCCTGAGATCGTTGAGGCTTATGACTCGCTATTAGGTGGTAACCCGATCTATTTATTTGACCACTGTGGCTGCACGGCAGTTGACACCATCATTAACCGAATCCAATACATGGTCAAAGGTATGGGCTGTAAAAACATATTTTTAGATCACATATCGCTCATTGTCAGTGGCATGGTCACAGATAAAGGCGTTGATGAGCGTAAGCTAATTGACTCGATAATGACCACGCTTGCCAAGCTGGTGCAGGAGCTAGACATCTGCCTTTTCCTTGTTAGCCATCTCAAAAGACCAGACGGCAACAAAGGCCATGAAGACGGAGCTAAAGTTCAATTAAGCCAGCTTAGAGGCTCACATGCCCTCGCTCAATTAGCTGATTTTTGCGTAGGACTACAAAAGAACGAAGACGATCCTACCGATGATACCCGCGAAATAGTCTTACTGAAAAACCGATTCACTGGCGAAGTAGGACAAGCAGATACCCTTGAATACACCCGTGAAACTGGACGGCTGTTAGAGGCATCCCCCGATAGATTCTAAATAAAAACATTTAAGGAGAGACCTTATGTCTCAAGAGCAAACTCGTCTTGAAAAAGACTTTCTGAAGTTCCACAAAGAAAACCCAGATGTCTGGGCATTGTTTAAAAGATACACAAATGCAGCCATCGCTACTGGTCGGGGCAACTATTCTGCCTATGCAATCTTTGAGCGAATCAGGTGGCACCAAGACATCGAAACCCGTGATGACCTAGGGTTTAAACTCAACAATAACCATCGGCCTTACTATGCTCGATTGTTCCAAGCGCATTACCCTAAGAAAGCTACTTTCTTCCGCACTCGGCAGCTTCTCTCAAAGCGTCCAGAGCAAAGCGAGTTGGCCTTGTGAGCCGCCTAGTTTTCGACATAGAGACCAATGGGCTGCTCCCCGAATTAACAACCATCCACTGTATTGCCATTAAAGACATTGCCCAATGCGATAGACGGGTTAACTCGATGAAAACCTTTAGGCCGCACCAGATTGAAGAAGCTATCGATATCCTGGCGAATGCTGATGAGATCATCGGACACAATGTTATTGGCTTTGACATACCTGCAATCCAGAAGATTTATCCTGATTGGAAACCGAAAGGTAAGGTGACAGATACGCTAGTGCTATCTCGGCTAATCAAAGCTGACCTGATGACCGAGGATTCTGTTCGGGCAAAGCAGCCAGAAGGTTTCTTGAAGCGTTTCTATGGCAGCCACAGTTTAGCTGCATGGGGTATGCGCCTAGGTAACAACAAGGGCGATTACGATGGTGGCTGGGGTGCTTTTAATGAGGACATGCTGCTTTATATGGAGCAGGACGTAAATGTCACATACGACTTACTAAAGCTGCTAAACAGGGATACTGACTTTTCTGAAACAAGTATTGCCCTAGAGCATGCCCTCGCTGAAGTGTGCTTCAGAATAGGAAACAACGGCTGGACGTTTGATCTTGAGAAAGCAGGCGAGCTATATGCCACATTATCGCAGAAGCGTTTAGACCTAGAGACTTCTCTAGCTACTCTGTTTGAGCCGTGGGAGATACACACCGAGTTCACGCCAAAAGTGAACAACAAGTCGCGAGGCTATGAAAAGGGTGTAGAGATGACGAAAGTCAAAGTAATCCACTTCAACCCTAACTCACGGGCGCACATCGCTAAATGCCTGACTGCTAAATATAAGTGGAAGCCAAAAGTGTTTACCCCCAGCGGTCAGCCAAAGATCGATGAAGATGTGCTGATTGATTTGAAGTACCCAGAGGCCAAGAAGCTTGCTGAGTTTTTCTTAGTGCAAAAGCGTATTGCGATGCTCTCGGAGGGCAACGCTGGCTTGATGAAGCTTGTGGATATGGATGGAAAGATTAGGCACAACTTAATATCTGGTGGAACAATATCTGGCCGCGCTAGTCACCGCTCACCAAACCTCGCGGCAATTCCGAGTACACGATCTGCTTACGGAAAAGAGTGCCGTGACCTGTTTACGGTGCCTAAAGGTTGGTCATTATTGGGCAGCGATTTGTCTGGTCTAGAACTCCGATGCCTAGCCAATGTATTAGATGACGATGGTCAGTACTCCAAACAGATTCTTGAGTCAGATATCCACACCTTTAATCAGGAGGCTGCTGGGTTGGCTACTAGAGATCAAGCTAAGACGTTTATCTATGCCCTTATGTACGGCGGTGGAGATGGAATGATTGGCAAAATCGTTGGTGGTACTGCTAAGGACGGCAAGAAACTCAAAGCTGACTTCAACAAGAATGTGCCTGCATTCAAAAGGCTTAATGACGAGCTTAAGAAAGCTTTCGCCCAAAAAGGCTGGCTTCGTGGCACTGACGGTAGAAAGCTATTTGTGCGCTCAGAGCATCGGTGTTTATCACAGCTTTTGCAGTCCAGTGGCGCAATCCTCTGTAAGCAGTGGGTGAAGCTAATTGACCAAGAATTAATTAAGCAGGGTATAGAGGCATACATCATGGGTTGGATACATGATGAGGTGCAGATCGCCTGCAAAACTAAAGAGGTGGCAGAGCATGTCGGTAATATATGTAAGCGAATGGCTGAAGAATCGGGAGAAGCTTTCGGATTTTCACTCCCAATCGAAGCAGACTTCCAAATCGGAAAGACATGGACAGACACTCACTGACTTTGAGTTTCGTGAGATGTCTGACGATGACGTTGAGCATCTCATTTGTTTTTTTCTTGTATTAGATCGTGCGAATAGAACTCCCTTCAAACTGAAATCAAACTTCGCGAGAAAGGCCGCTGTCTATGTGGCCACCAGCGCAAGCTTGGGTTACATCTCTAATCAGATTGACCACGATACCTTTGGCAGCAATTGGACAATAACGGCACTCGGTGTCGATTTTTTAGGTGAATTAGATGAAATACTTACACACATTGCAGGGCAAATCCCAACCAACCCTGCTAATTGATGCCGATCTGTTCCTGTTCCGTGCAAGTGTCATTGCCGAAGAGGAAACAGATTGGGGCGATGACATTTGGTCACTTGCTACCGACCTAAAGGTGGCCAAATTTATATTCACTGAGCAAATTAAAGGCTTCCAAGAACGCCTAGGCTCGGATGAAATCTTGATGTGCATATCAGACTCAGTGAATTTCCGTAAGACAGTATCACCAAGCTACAAAAGCAATCGAAAGAAGTCACGCAAGCCAGTTGGCTACAAAGCGATGGTGTCTTGGGTCGAGGACAATTGGCCCAGCCACCGACAAGCCACTTTAGAAGCCGATGATGTAATGGGCATATTAGGTAGCGCCCCAGCCATCGATACTGTGATTGTGTCGGACGATAAAGATATGAAGACAATCCCTGGTAAATTATTTAGACCCAACGATGGCGATCTATTAGATATAAACCTATTAGAAGCTGATCGAAACTTCTATTCGCAGACTTTGACGGGCGATGTTACCGATGGTTTTCAGGGCTGCCCCAAGGTGGGCGCAGTGACCGCCGCCAAAATATTAGGCAATCGGCCTGATTGGTCATTAGTAGAAAATCAATTTGCTAAGGCTGGTATGAGTCGTGATGAGGCAATAACTCAGGCTCGCATGGCTAGGATATTGCGCGTTGACGATTGGGATGCCAAAAACGAGCAAGTCAAACTTTGGGAGCCTGCGCGATGATTTTAACATTTAGAGAACTGCTGCAACTCAATTCGCCTCGCGACCATTGGTCCAACCAAACGAAAACCGCCGAGAACTATTACGCCCATTTAGAAGATGGTGCAGATTATATTCGGGTTATTAAATTTGAAAAGGGCAAGGCCGTGCGCCAAAAGCCAAGAGGAAACAATTAGAAATGAAAAAGTCTATTAGATTGAACGATGCAACGCCCGCCGATTGGAATAAACTACAGCGGGATGCCCCTGCAATCGAAGCCCAGAGAAGCGGCTTAGAGCATTGGCAAAAGCGTGATAAAGAGCCAAAAGATTCCGAAGACCTAGTGAATTCTCCTAGGCATTACAATTCGGGTGGAATCGAAGCGATTGAAGCCATAGAGGCATCTATGAGCGCCGAAGCGTTCAAAGGTTACTGCAAAGCCAACTGCATAAAGTACCTTTGGCGAATGGATTACAAGGGTAAAGCTTTAGAGGACGCAAAGAAAAGCCGCTGGTATCTTGAGCGGCTTATTTCGGTATTAGAAGCTAAAAAGTAAAAGAGAATGGGGTAATAGGGGTCTGTAGAATCCATAGTCTTAGGCAAATCTAGTTGCCCTCGAAGGACTACATACAGCCCCCTATACCCCAAGTTCGAACAATACTCTTATTTCTATCAAAAGTAACTATCAATTATCGCTGTCCATTTCCTCAAACCTGTATTTTTATAAATTTTACAGATCATATAGACTTCGTAATATATTTTAAATATTCAAAATTAAAAAAAAAAATGCCTTCAAAGAGGCCGTTACAAGGCCTGTTTCAGGCGTCCAGATGTCGTCTGTCA